TCGACGGGATCGAGTTCATCGCCCGGATCGATGTCGGCAAGGACTCGAGCGGGGAAGAGCGCAACGAGATCAAAAGCGCGGTCATGCCCGATCACCGCGACTATGCGCAGCTCATGGGTCATGGCGCGGCACCGGGCATGGCACCGCAGATGCAGCCCCCCGCATTCTCGCCGCAGCATCAGGCACCGGTTGCTCCCCCTGCACCTGCGCAGGGTCATCCCGCACCAGCGTCACAGCCGCAGCCGCAGCCGCAGGAGGCGCCTGCGCAGCAAGCGCCGGCCACCCCCGGCTTCTCGGGCCGTCCGAGCTGGGCCGAGTGAGGGACTGAACCATGCGATTGCGTCCCCGCCAGAAACTCTTCGTCGAGCGCAGCCTGTCTGCGCTCGGCACCCGCGACAACACGCTGGGCATCGCGCCGACCGGAGCGGGCAAGACGATCATGCTGTCGGCGGTCACCGGCGACAGCCTCGGAGACACGGATGCCAAGGCCTGCGTGCTGGCTCATCGCGATGAGTTGACCGCGCAGAACCGCGACAAGTTCCGGCGCGTGGTCCCGGATGTGTCCACCTCCGTCGTCGATGCCACCACCAAATCATGGGGCGGCCAGGTGACCTTCGCCATGGTCCCCACGCTGGCACGCGAGGCCAATCTGACGGGGATGCCGAAGCTGGACCTGCTGGTGATCGACGAAGCGCACCACGCCGTGGCCGACAGCTATCGCCGCATCATCGACCATGTGCGCGATGCCAACCCCGAGGCGCGCATCTTCGGCGTCACGGCCACGCCGAACCGCGGCGACAAGAAGGGTCTGCGCGCTGTCTTCGACAATGTCGCGGATCAGGTTCGTCTGGGCGAGCTGATCGCATCGGGTCACCTCGTACCGCCGCGCACCTTCGTCATCGATGTGGGCGTCCAGGACAAGCTCAAGGCGGTGCGCAAGACCGCGTCCGATTTCGACATGGGCGAGGTGGCCGAGATCATGGACCGCGCGCCGATCACCGAGGAGGTGGTGCGCAACTGGCAGGAGAAAGCCGCCGATCGGCCCACGGTGGTGTTCTGCTCGACCGTGGCCCACGCCGGCCACGTCGCCGAGGCCTTCAACGATGCAGGCACCCCCACCGGCCTGATCCATGGCGATCTGCCCGGCGACGAGCGACGGAATATCCTCGCGGCCTTCGCGAAGGGCGAGATCCGCGTCATCACCAACGTCGCGGTGCTCACGGAAGGCTGGGACCATCCGCCCACGTCCTGCGTCGTGCTGCTGCGGCCCTCGTCCTACAAGTCCACCATGATCCAGATGGTCGGGCGCGGCCTGCGCACGGTCGATCCCGCCGAGCACCCGGGCGTGGTCAAGACCGACTGCGTGGTGCTGGATTTCGGTACGTCCAGCCTGACCCATGGCACGCTGGAGCAGGACGTCGATCTCGACGGCAATACCGGAACCGGTGAGGCCCCGTCGAAGACCTGCCCGGCGTGTCAGGCCGATATTCCGCTGGCCTCGCGTGAATGCCCGATCTGCGGCGAGGGGTTGGTCGAGGATGAGGGTGAAACCCTTGAGGGAGCCCACGGCGGGGCGCTCTCCGGCTTCCTGATGACCGAGATCGATCTGCTGAAACGCTCCAGCTTCGAATGGGTCGATCTCTTCGGCACCGAGGATGCGCTGCTGGCCACGGGCTTCTCGGCCTGGGGCGGCGTCTTCTGGCTCGACGGCCTCTGGTACGGCATCGGCGGCGCGCGCGGGGCGCAGCCGCAGCTGCTGGGTATCGGCGAGCGCAGCGTGTGCCTGGCGCAGGCCGATGACTGGCTGAACGATCACGAGACCGACGAAAGCGCCTTCAAGACGCGCGCCTGGCTGAACCAGCCCGCCACGGAAAAGCAGCTGCAATATCTCTCACCCGCCGCGCGCGACGATTACGGCCTTACCCGTTACAAGGCCTCGGCGTTGATGACCTTCACCTTCAACAAGCGCGCCATCCGGCAGCTGATCCTGAGCGCGGCCCCATCCGTGCGGGAGGCCGCGTGAGCCGTGTCGCGCAAATCCCGTCCCCGCCCGCAACGGCTGCGGATCGCCCGGGCCCTGATCGCCCCGGCCATCCGCGCGGCACGCTATGCGCCGTCTGCACATCCCGCACCCGCGCCTTCGGCTGGTTCGATCCCAACCGGCCGCGCGGCAAACGCACATACCGCTGGTTCTGCTCCATGGGCTGCCAGGCGGCCTTCACCCAAAAAGCGAGGAAAGGACTGAACATGGTTGATTTTACTGAAGAAGAAACGATGGCTCTGCCTGCCGTGATGCGCGCGCTTGCGCCGGAAATGGAGCGCATCGGCTGGGACCGCCCGCTGGGCCAGCTGAGCCAGAACGACATGCACCGGCTGATCGTCATCACCGTCGAGGCCTTCCGCGCCGAGATGGCTGAGATTGCCAGCCAGTCGGAGGTGCCGTTCTGATGCTGGATTTCAATCACCGGCCCGGCTTCGCCGAGCGCGTCAACGCGACCATCGATGCGGCCCTCACCGCCGAGAACGCCAGCCGACCACCCCGTGATTACCTTGGCGGCTCTCGCCTTGGCCATCCCTGCGAGCGGGCCCTGCAATTTGAATACACGGCCACGCCGAAAGACGAGGGCGAGGACTTTTCCGGCCAGGTGCTGCGCATCTTCGCCATCGGTCACGAATTGGAAGAGCTCGCCATCCGCTGGCTGCGTGGCGCGGGGTTCGATCTCTACACGCAAAAGGGCAACCGTCCAGATGGCGGCCAGTTCGGGTTCTCGGTCGCGGGCGGGCGCATCCGTGGTCATGTCGATGGTATCTTTGCCGCCGGCCCCGAGAGCTTCGGCCTCGCTGTCCCGGCGCTTTGGGAATGCAAGACCATGAACGCGAAGAACTGGCGCGCCTGTGTCAAGGACGGGGTTGCGGTCTCCAAGCCGGTCTATGCCGCCCAGATCGCCGTCTACCAGGCCTACATGGACGCGAGCGTGCCGGGCATCAGCGCCGTCCCTGCCGTGTTCACCGCCATCAACAAGGACACCGCCGAGCTGCACCACGAGCTTGTGCCCTTCGACGCGGGTCTCGCGCAGCGCATGTCCGACCGCGGCGTCCGGATCCTGCAGGCCACGGATGCGGGCGAATTGCTGCCCCGTGTCGCTGCCAATCGCGACTTTTTCGAATGCCGGTTCTGCGCGTGGGCGGAGCGCTGCTGGAGCCTGCCTGCATGAATGAAACCCCGGAAGACCCGCCCGACACAAGCAAAGTGAGAAAGGATATCGACATGGCGCATGATGATGATCACAAGGACGACGACCCTCAAACCCCGTCGGATGATACATCCTCCGAACCCCCGAAGGAAAACCTCGTCCATTTCAATCCGTGGCGCGACTTCAACGACGCAGCACCACAGATCGATGTGTTCGGCGACGAGCCCGACCCCGAGCGGATCGCCGAGTTCATGGACGTCGTCTTCGGTTACTGCGACGGGCTGATCCCCGTCCGCAGCTTCATCGACAAGGGCCAGGGCTTTGATGGCCGCCCGCATAACATCTGGATCGAGGCGGATGCCTCGGCGGCCGAAAAGATGATCACCTTCGCCAATTGGGCAGCGCGGGAAGGGGCTGCCGTCTATGTCATCCCCGGCACCGTCGCCGAGCCCGGACAGGCCAAGGCGGACGACGTCCAGCAGATGCAAACCGTGGTCGTCGATATCGACACCGGCGACATTGCCGCCAAGCGCGCGCATCTCGAGCGCCACCTCGGCCCGCCGACCATGGTGGTCGAAAGCGGCGGCGTCACGCCCGAGGGGCAGCACAAGGCGCATGTCTGGTGGAAACTGACCGAGCCCGCCGAGGGCAGTGACATTGCACGCGTGACTCGTCTGCGCGGCGACATTGCCGCCAAGGCCGGCGGCGACATGCATTTCCGCTCGGCGCACCAGCCGATCCGGGTCGCGGGCTCGGTCTATTACAAGAACACCCTCAAGACCCAAGTGCGCATCGTCGCGCTGAACGCCGAGCTGGAACGCGATTTGGGCGAGTTCACCGAGGCGGTGACCGACATGCCGCCCGCACCGGGCGTGTCGCTGCAGCCAGACTTCGCCGCGCCCGACAAGCCCGGCGTGGATGATGTGCTGGTCACCCCGGTGCGCGAGAGCGCGCAGGATGACTGGTCCCGCTTCGAGGGGGCCTCGGCCGCCATCGGGTATTTCATCCGCATGGTCCATGAGGGCCGGATGTCGAAGGATGAGGGCTGGGAAGGCATCTGCGGCTACAACGCCGCCATGCTGCGGCCCCAGTGGACGGTGGAGCGGCTCAAGCGCGAGTCCGAACG